ATCGGTTAAAGCGCGGCTGGCAACCAGAGAGGCTCTGATAAATGAACTGCCGGTGGTGGCAGCATCAACCGACGCCCCAATCAGGATATTCGATGACGGCATCGAGTAAGGTATCGCGGCAGCCGTAGTCGTTGTCTCCTGGGCGGTGCGAGGGATCTTGATTTTGGTCAGCATAGAACCGCTGCCATTATCCCGGATAAATCGACCGACCACCATTTCACTGTTACCGGCTACCGAACTGTTCGTAATGGTCGCCTGCTGCGCCGTTCCTGATTGCGTCAGCCATTTAGCTATCCATGATGCAGTAGAGGTCTGAATGCCGCGGGAGCGTTGCGGGGAATTGATTTGCACCCGGCCAATAACAGCGCGCACCGCTCCTGGCCAGTTCAGAATGGATATTTCTGTCAGATCGTTGGTGTTATAGGCAGAAATATCAATACCTGAGTCGATGTAGTTCCCCTCACTCACTGTAATTCCGTAATCACCCAATGTCGGGCTGCCTACAGCCGTCATTGCTGAACCAACCCGGTTACGTGTGAGTGAGGCGGGGTCGTTCACATCCCAGTCGGCCTGGATGATGATTCCAGGGATAAGCGAGGGAAGCAATGTGATGTCGTTCGGATACGGATATGTGTCAAGGTAGCGCGTCGCAACAACGCCTTGGTCTACATAAATACGGGTGGTCATTAAAATATCCTTCTTAGAGCTGGAATGCGAAAACAGCGAGGTCGTTGTAAAGAGGAAGTCCCGCCAGCGATGTGCCACTCTGTGAATCGTGGATGCAACCGCGTGAGCCGGTGATAGCTCCAGGTCTCTGTCCAGCGATGCCAGTTTCAGCATATGAGATGCGGGTGGTCGCAGTATTATCCGTCTTGGTAATAACGATCCGAGCAGTATCATCTGCCCCCTGCACGGTTACTGAGGCGATAGTTCCACCAGTAATCAGAAAACCATAATTACCCGGATTGACAACGCGAGTCGTGTCGATTACGAGATTTCCCACGCAACCTGCTACTGGAATGGTTATTGTGTTTCCAGACTGCACCACACCGGACTCAACCGGTACGAGTGAGGATTTCGAGTTGTCATTAATCCATCCCCCAACAACCGTACCAATTACCTCCCCCTCAGTCCGGTAACCTGCACTGGTGAGGTGCTCTCCGTCGGAGTACGGGCGTGCATACTGCGCACTTGCCAGGTGAATAAGTGCGTTGTCCCGAGCCTCCTGATATTGAGCAATGCCGATGGTATTGGTTTTTGTTGTCCCTGCGGTTCCGCCGTAGGGCACGACGTTCGAGAGCTGGCCGACAAACATGTGGAGTGAGTCTGTTTTAGCGGTAGCGGCGTTTATAACCGTCTCATACTGTGCGCGCAGGTTCTCCATTGCGGCACGATAAGAGGCAACGGTCGTTCCGTTGGCCGCATTCTGGTTGCCGTGAATGAGAACCAAAACCGGTACATACTCCATACCAAGTTGTTCGGCCATCGCCACAGCCGCCTGAATCATTTTTGTGGCACCGGTAAAGGTCGCCGTCCCTGATGAGATGTCGGCTATGGCAGTGCCAGATGAACAGGCGTCAGACACTAGGACGGAGTGTCCAGTTATTTCATGTGTTTTATAGGCTATACCGCTGGACGGAGACTCCTGACCAGGACGGGTGCCAACATTTTCTCTCGCAGGAATGACAGACCCAAGCAGGGATTCATTCAGAGTGTCGTATTTAAAATCGACTTTTGGACCAGTCGAAAAACATATCACTCCATAGTCAGCAGCCGAAGTGATCGTCACAGGTGACTGGCTTATTGTTGAACCCCCGGCAGCAAGAGACTGCCCGGTAACAATAATATGAACCAACTTCTTCAGCCCCTGTCGCAGCTTGAATTTGCCATCATAGGTTGAGCGATACGTCAGGTAATTACCGCTGATATTTGACAGATAGCGGAGAAAGTCGGCGTATGCAACTGGGCTAATATTCGACACGCCTGTATCGTTTGTAATCTGCGTAACGACATCATCCTGCACAGCGATAATGTTATCGTCGACTGATGCCACCATCGGATACGATGAAGTGTCATCTGCGGGGCCATCATCGCCAACCTGCTCAACTGTTCCATCAGCCAGCACGCGGCGATAGATGCGCCCCTGGCCATCCATATGGATTTCAACATAATCGCTGATGCTTTCGTCATCAGTAATCCAGCTAGTTACAGTACCCCGAATGATGCTCCCTGAAGCCGATACCTTGAAAATCTCCTCCTGAGTATCCCTTAGCTGACAGACGAAACCTCCACCTGCAATTTGCACAAGCTCAACCCCTGAGCCAATCATCAATGCCGGAAACTGGCTCGTGCCATCGGCATAACGGCGATAAACGGCGTGCCCTACACTATCAAGAATGAGCTCAGCAATATCCGGATACGCATCGGTTGTCTGTGCTGCACCGCTGGCCATTACTTTTGCTATTTCTTCTGAAATAATCTCCTTCAGCGCATCAACGGAACCCTGTGAAGGCATTTTCCTCCCGGTAGGCTCCAGCGTCCCGCCAACGTTCATCACCTCGATCGCCAGAGCAGATTCATCCGGACTGCGGTAATAGGTGGTGCTCCCCTCGGGGATATTCGCGATATCCGCCTGCGCCGCCGCCAGGGTCATGTACTGTCGGCTTAAAGGGATCAGGTTCTTCCTGGTCTCCTCTACAGCCTTATCCCCTTCAGCCTTAATTCCGTCTACGGTGTAATGCTCTCCGCCAAGGCGATCGGTGTATGTCAGCTCTGTACTGGTGACAACCTTATCCAGCATGGCGCCGGCATAAACTGCGTCCCGGATATCAGTACTGGGCACCGGGTTGTCGGTTGGAGTTGGTAACGGTACTTCTGCCATTGTGCATGTCGCCCTATAAAAGGCGCACGAAGCCCTCAGAAGTGAATCTGATGGTGTGCGCGAAGTTGGTAATTACTGCTGTGTGTTACGGATAAATCGAGTCTGAATACTCAGTGAGTGAGAGGGTTTGAGTATCGTCACCGTTGGGTTTAGCGCTATCGACGCGCCAGATTGTGGAGTTCAGTTCCGAGTCAGTAGCGATGAAATACCGGCTGGGGTTTTGCACCGTGCTGCGGTCATAAATGTTCAGATCGAAGGTATCGGCTGCAGCCTGAAATGCCTGGGCTTTGCCGCTTACCGGATAAGCTCGCCAGCGCCCGCGGTAATTGCCGAGGCTGTCGGTCATCACCACCCACATATCACCGAGTGAGAAGTCGAGACGCTCCGAGGTCGAAAACACGTCACCGGAGCGCCCGGTGATGTATCCGGTCTGCTGCGCGTTGTCGTACATGTCCGGACACTGAACCCCCGTACCTCGCACCACCTGCGTCGACTCCAGCACTTTCACTGTCATGGTCAGGCGTGAGTAAAGGATTTTCCTCGCCTCAAGCCAGGCTCTGTCGGTTGCCTGAGTGGCGTTGCGGCAACCGTCCAGGCTGATCTGCATCGCGTTAACAGTAGCGCCGGAAACTTCACTTATTCCGGAGGTGCCCACGCTTAGGTATATGTAGGTCTTTTTGTTAGTTGAAGGGTCGACGTAGTCGAGCGTCACGCCGTCATACCCACCAGGTAAAGACATTTTCCATGACAACTTGTAATCTTCCCAGAACATATTCGAACGGGCGAAAACCGCATCTGGGTTAGAAACCCTTTCATCACGCCAGAATGTAAGAACATCACCGATCCAGTTAAAACTAACGCGAGCTACGTTACAGATAGTCTGTATTCGCTCACCTAGCGGCTGATTTTCATCGGAAAATGTCCAGTCAAAATAACCAAGCTGAGCATCTGGCAGCGAGTCTTTAATGGCGTAAAGCGAAGGTAAATCAAGCCTGGATGGATCCTGTTTGCCAATGATCACCCACTCATGTAGTACGGCGTCAGCAAATGACCTGCTGGGCCGCAATGCAAAGTCAATGCCGCTTGACGTCCATGATATGACCTTCCTCTGCACCAGACAGTTATATTTACGATCTGACGCTACAGTCTGTGTTTCCGTCTGTCTGACAGTGACCCTGACAATTGTGTCATCGGTATATACTACGTTTTTACGGATGGTTACAGCATGAGCACCGGACAAATACAGTACTGAGTTGCTGGCCGAGTTATTGGTTCGCTCAGCTCTAAAGGCATAACGTCCAAAACCCGCCACAGGTGTTATTTTGTATGT